CAGTGGCGATCGGTTTCCGCGCCAAAAAGAGCAACGGAAAATACCGATTCTTCTGGCTTTACCGGGTGTTGTTCGGCATCCCGGCGACGAACCTTGCGACCAAGGGCGACAGCATCACGTTCAACACGCCGAAGATCGAGGGTACGCTCTACCGTAGGAACAAGATCGACGGGCAGGGCAAACATCCCTGGAAGGGTACGACTTGTTCACAACTGAAAAGGTTGTGCGCTTGACGGTTTAAAGACAATCAAGCGAACTGATAATCCGAAAAGTGGAATGATGGGGTAACGCCCGGAAACGTTTTCCCTAATACTCCGACTGGCGGTGCAAGCGGAAACGCTGATCGTCAGACGTTCGGTGAAGTCGGCGGAAATCTGCCGTAACAACGCAAAGTGCGGTTGACGCAAGCGCGGCAGAGATGCTGTGTGCAGATAACACGCCGGGGGTCTATAAAATGCCTATGGTGAGAATGTCCTACTGATGGACTGACGAAAACTGCGAATGTACGGGTCTACAAGGGGACGGAATCGAAAGATTTCGGTATCTCAAAATGGTAGTTAGTGCGGTCAAGTAAGAATCCTTCCTATGAAAAACCGTGGTGTGTTACAGGCACATCCAAGCTGACAGGCTCAGAGCGGACACCTAAGGGCATATGTACAGATAGGATTATCGGAACAAGGAAAGGTATGGAATTGCGTTCAACGCGCAATCGGTTGACGAAAAAAATAAGCAACCTAATCCATGCTGAAAAGCTAAGCTCGAACTGTTGACAGCCCCTGTAATGGGGGCATGAGGAATGGGCTTTAGTCGGTAGGTCAAAGTCAATGCTATTCAATCCATGATAAGGATTATGGGTATGACTAAAAGGGACGCTTTCCCGTGAAAGGAGAGTGATGCCTTATGACCAAAGAGAGCAAGCTGTTATGTGAGGACAATCTGCGCCACTCGGAATATTACAGCCTACAAAGCGTCTTTGATGAACTGTATGCGAAAAGTAAAAACGGTTACGAATTTACGGATTTAATGCCGCTGATTCTAAGCCGTGAAAATATACTTCTAGCGTATCGGAACATGAAGACAAACAAAGGCAGTAAGACACCAGGGACAGATAAACTCACGATCGGGGATATCGGGAAATTAACGCCTGATGAAGTCGTGGAGAAGGTCAAATTTATCGTTATTGGCAGTCAACACGGCTACCGCCCCAAACCTGTACGACGCAAGGAAATCCCTAAACCCTACGACCCGACCAAAACACGTCCGCTTGGAATACCGTGTATTTGGGACAGGTTAATTCAGCAGTGTGTAAAGCAAGTGCTTGAACCCATCTGTGAAGCAAAATTCAGTGAAAACAGTTATGGGTTCAGACCGAATCGCTCTGCGGAACATGCGATCGGAGCAACCGCGCAAAAGTTACAACTCGCTAACCTTCACTATGTTATCGAGTTTGATATTAAGGGTTTCTTCGATAATGTGAACCACAGTAAACTCATGCGGCAAATATGGGCAATGGGTATCCATGACAAGCACCTCATTTACGTCTTGCGGAAGATTCTGACTGCTCCAATTAAAATGTTAGACGGACGGGGTGTAAACCCAGACAAGGGGACACCGCAGGGTGGTATCATTTCGCCGTTACTTGCAAATGTTGTCTTAAACGAATTGGACCATTGGATTGACAGTCAATGGCTAGAAAATCCCGTATGCGAAACATACGAACGAGTTCAAAAAGATGGCTATTTAAATCGAGGACACGGTTATAGGGCTATGCGCAAAACGCAGCTTAAAGAAATGTATATCGTGAGGTACGCTGATGATTTCCGAATTTTCTGTCGAACAAAAACAGATGCGGATCGGACAAAGATTGCTGTAACGCAGTTTCTAGAAGAACGGCTGAAGTTGGAAGCTTCAGAGGAGAAAACAAGAATCGTCAATGTCAAGCGCCATTACTCGGAGTTTTTAGGATTCAAAATCAAAGTACATCCTAAAGGCAAGAGACAGGTAGTCCAGTCACACATCGCGGACAAGAGCCTAAAATACGCTCGTCAAAAGTTGACCGAACAGGTTAAGCGTGTAGCGAAACCACGACCCCACCGTAAAGAATATGGAGAAATCGTTCTCTATAACGAAATGGTAATGGGGATCCAGAATTACTACCGTATAGCTACGAATGTCAATTTGGACTGTGGCTTACTTCAACGTGCAGTCATGACAGTGCTGACCAACAGGCTTGCAAGCGATAAAGGAAATAGGCTAGTCAGAACGGGACGAAAACTCACGGACTACGAAAGGGAACGATACGGTAATACGGCAATGTGGCGATATGTCGCAGGAAGCGAAGAACCAATTTACCCAATCGGGAAAATCTCGCACAAAAACCCTATGTGCAAAAAAACGAGCGTTTGTTGCTATACGGTTGTAGGCAGGCAGGGATTACACGACAATCTACGTGTGAATGTACCCTTAATGCTTGAAATCATGCGACACCCGTTAAATGGAAGAAGTGTGGAATATGCGGATAATCGTATATCCCGCTTCACCGCGCAATGGGGAAAATGTGCAGTAACAGGACGAGAGTTTCAAACGACGGCGGAAATTCATTGTCACCATAAAGTCCCGCGGGGACAAGGTGGCGATGACAAGTATGATAACTTGGTATTGGTATTAGACGATATTCATCGTCTGATACACGCCACAAATCCCGATGTCATAGGAAAATATCAAGAAATTCTGTGTCTGACTAAAGCGCAGCTCGCAAAACTGAACACGCTGCGCGAGAAAGCCAACCTGGCCCCCGTGATTGGATGACAAACACAATCCACAACAGCAAAATTCTTGAGGTTTGATTGAATAAGCGGAGATACTGACAAATCGATGGAACGCCGTGTGATTGGAAACTTTCATGCACGGTGTGAAGTGGGGGAAAAGCCTGAGAGTATATCAGGGGCTTACCTATCACTATCCGAAGTCAACGAAGACGATACGGGCGTGCTGCCGGCGACGATTACCGGATGGTATACGGAAGTGTACGAACCGACCTTTGCGGTCGCTTGATGGAGGTAGTATATGGATAACGAACGAGCTGCTTCTATTACGATAGCGGGGAAAGAGTATCAGCTGATTCTCACAACCCGGGCCACGAAAGAAATCGCCAAGCGCTACGGCGGATTGGCGAACCTTGGAGACAAGCTCATGAAATCGGAGAACTTCGAGTTGGCTTTGGACGAACTGATCTGGCTGATCGCGTTGCTGGCGAATCAGAGCATTCTGATCCACAATTTCCAGCATCCGGAGGACAAGCGGGAGCCACTGACGGAGGAAGAAATCGAACTTCTGACCACGCCGACGGATTTGGCCGAATACAAGGACGCGATCATGGATTCGATGCTGCGGGGCACGAAGCGCTATGTGGAAAGTGAACCGCAGACGGAAAAAAACGCGTCGGCCGGGTGAGCGATGAGGAAACGTTCGCCCGGTTGCTCTTTTACGGCGTAACCCTGCTGGGCCGGACAGAGCGCGAAGTCTGGCTCATGCCGCTTGGCGCGCTGCTCGACCAGTGGGAGATCTACAAGCAGTTCCATGGGCTGGCAAAGGTGAAGGCGGAGTATGCGATTGACGAGATTGTTCCGATAGGCATATAACCAAGGGAGGGCGACATGCTTGCATCCTGCTGTTCGGCCGAAGCATGATGAGAAATAAAAATACACTTTTTGAAACGTTACTTTACAGCAAGTATGCTAATAGCACATGAATTGTTTAGCAGGCAGGACGATTATTTTGTTGATTGTTCAACTCCTGTTGGATTACACTAGTAAATAGTAATGTCTGCCCTGCTTTTTGCAAATATGGCAGATACAGCTATTGTGTATTGTGATAAGAATTAAAACTCACTTTGCTGGATTCAATGATTTTGTTAGCAAATCTATTCAGCGGCTTAGAACAACATGAAAAGAGGTAATTATTGAAAGCATGACTATAAAGATTATTTTTTACAAATCATCCTCTCAATACTACGAATCTGTATGCCAAAGATGCATAACTTTTAACTCGTATGAGCAAGAAAAATCTACCAATACATTGCTCTTTGACCAAGAAGTTCTAAAAAAAGAACTACAGAGTATAAGAAGTATTCTTGAAATAATAAGGCGCTGGACGAAAACAGAATATTATATTGATGATAAGAGGGTGTCGCTTCAATCCATCGAAGAGCTTATTGCGGTATTCGAATGTGAAAAAGGATGCAGGGAGTGTGTCATCCCCGATGAATACTGCTATGGCGAAGCCGGATGGGGGTGCAAGTTTATTAGTTCAATAGCTCTACGTCGTGCAT